GGACCACTCGTTACCCGAGCTGGTCGCGTTGCCCGTGTAAACGGTCTGTCCGTCGAGATCCCGCACGGTCACCGACACGGCAGGGACGACCATCACAGACTCGTCGTCAAGGAAGGTGTGCCGCAGTGTGGCGGCCCTACCGCTCAGAAACCGCACGATGCCCCCTACGGCGTCTTCCGCGGCCTACCGGGGCCGCGCTTCTCCGGGGCCGCCTCAGCGGCCGTCTCGCGCGTCTCTGCGGCCGTCTCGGCTACAGGCTCAGCGCGCTTGTCATTGATCAGGGACAGGGCCAGGCCCGAAGGCAGCTCGACCTCAACGCCCCTAGCCGGGTACCGCTCGCCGTTGAGCAAGCCGGAACCCGGAGCAGTAATGCGGACCTTCAACAGAACCCCCAGGAACGGGAACGGCCCGGCCCCGAAGGGCCGGGCCGAACCACTACGCGGTGACAGTCAGAGCCTTGACCGAAGCCAGGTCGAAGAGGTCACCGGAACCGCGCCACGTGACCTTGAAGGCCACCACATCGCGGTCATAGCCGTACTCATCCGAGCGGACGACCCGAAGCGACTTCACCTGACGAATCAGGTACTTCGAAGGGTCGCCGTAGACCAGGACCTTCGCACCGGCACCCGAGGCGACGATGTTCGGGTCAGTCTGGATCGGAGCACCGAGGATGGTGTCAGGCGCGCCGGCCTGAACCGACGGCTGCCACAGGTAGTTCCCGGTCGTGTCCTTCAGCTTCCGGAGAGTCTGAACCGCAGTGTCCGAGGTCATGAAGACCGCGTTCTTCCGGTACGGACGAAGGATCGAGTGCTGAAGGTCGATCAGGTTGTCAGTGGTGACACCGGCCATGTTCGCGGCGTTCACTGCGCCGGTAGAACGGGTGATCCAGCCCCACGGCTTCGTGGTGCCGTTGCCCACCAGGAGGTCAGCCATCACCTTGTCAGCGACAGCCTCGCCCGCGTCCTGGGCGAGAATCCCCAGGATGTCAAGCTGAGAGTCGTCGATGATTTCCTGAGTGGCCTCGACAATGACGCCGTACTTGTACGCGCCGATTGCCGTGGTCGCCCAACCCTCGTCCGACTTGCCGTAGGCCGTGTTCTCCGCGACCTGGGCGGCAGTCGGGCGGGCGTTCTTGACCGGGTAGGTCAGGGTCTCGCCGGAACCCGTGGTGAGGGTCCGGGCCAGGCCGAAGAAGTCGGACCGAACGCGCATGGCCTCGATCACCTGGGCGACGAAGGTACCCGCGAAGGTGTTGCCCGCGTTCGCGGCGGTGCCGCTGGTCGCGGTACGAAGGTCGAAGTCGACGGCCGCACGGTCGCCGCGCGCCAGGGCGCGAAGCTCGGAAGCCTCGTCCACGTCGCCGGAACGATCCTCGGGGGTGCCGGGCACGACCAGGCCGCCCGCGCGCTCCGCCAGGGAGCGAACCTCGGCCTCACGCTCGCCACGCTCGACAGCGTCGCGGGCCTCCGCCTCCAGGCTGCGAACGTCAGCGTCAATGCGCTCGACGCGCTCGCGCTTCTCCGCGTCCGACAGAACGGTGTCAGCCTCGACAGTGCGAAGCTCAGAAATCAGGTTGGCCCGCTTCTCCAGCGCGGCCGTCGCCACAGCGGCGAAGTCCATTGGTGCTCCAAATACTAGTTACGGATCAGCTAGAAGCGACGAAGAGCCGCGAGAGCCGCCACCGGATCGGTAGGCAGCTCGTATCGGAGGGAGCTAGTCCGCGCTTCACTTAGCGCCGGAGCGTCAAACTCACCCCGAATAGCGGCCCGGATCGCATCCGGCGAATCCAGCCGCGCTACGGAAATCCCGCGAGTCTCGGCCAGAAGCTCAAGAGCACGCGAACCAACCCCTGAAGTGGAGTCGGCATACGCCGGATAAGTCACCGGCGAAACATCGAAGAGGGAGATCTTTCGCAGAGTGCGAAGCGGATAACCGTCGTCGTCCTCTGCCCAGGAATCACCCTCGGGGCCGGAAGTGCGGAAGCCGAAACTCGACTGAGTAACGTCCCCGCGTTCCATGGCAACCGCCAGATCACGCGCATACGTGGTATCCGGCATGGGCACCTGATAGTGAAGGCCGTCCGTGTCTTCCGACAGGCGAAGCGTGTTGCTTCGGTTCCGGCCCAGAATCAGGTTCGGGTCATGATTGAAGAGAGCCCGAATATCGTCATTGACGATCGTGTCGGTAGTCGCCCCCTGGGCGACTCGCTCGCGGAAGCCCCCGAGGTTCTGAGAACGCGCATCCCACTTCAGCGCGTAACCCTCGAAGATGAAGGAGTTTCCTTCGCTCCGAATCTCAAACTCGGTAGGCACATGCCTACGCTCCAACTGCATTGCTATCCCCCTGTGCGTTCGGGTCCGGCTGCTGTGCGGCAGGCGCATTCGGATCAGCCGGAGGTACCTGCGGCGGGGGAGTGGGGCCGGCCGCGGGCTTGTTCTTGTCCTCTTCGCCCACGACGCCGAGATTCAGCGGACGATAGAACCGCTGACCGAGCTTCTTCGGAAGCGGAGGAAGGTCTTCGTATCCGCGAATCTCATCCGCGCAAAGGAAGCCATTGTCTAGGCCCACCTGATACGACTCGAAGCGTTCCTTCGTCTTCGCCCGAAGCCGAGCTTCGAGATTGAACTTTATGAACTGCTGTCCAGGAAGAAGGAACGTCGATATGGCCTGTTCGATACGAACGATCCAGGGCATGAGCGTCTGATCAACGAAGAACTTGTTCTGTTCCTCGACTCCGCTACCCCATGTCGAAGTGACCTGGGAATCCACCAGGTAGGCCGGCACGCGGTACAGAAGCGCAACCTCGGCCTTCTGGAAACGCCGAGTCTCCAAGAACTGAGCCTGTTCCGGAGTAATCGTGATCGGCTTGAACGAAGCACCACCGGTCAGCACACCCACCGAGTGACTGTTCTTCACTCCGGCATGCGACTTCCGGAACATGTTCCGAAGAAGCATCGCTTCGTCAGGCTTCGGCGTACCCGGGTGTTCGATGACACCCGCCATCGTGGTTCCCTGCTCAAAGAACCGCGCGCCGAATTCCTCGGCCGTGAGGCCCAGGCCGATAGCCTCTCGCGCATGGTCGATAGGCGACAGGCCGCGAGGCACACCGGGAACCGTGAAGGCCGGTATGTGCAAGATCTGAGACCGGTCATAGATGCCCTGAAGAACGCCCCGGTCATCCGCCACTTCGTACCGGTTATCCCCGAGGGGGCCGGGAAGAATGCTCACGTAGGACGGGTGCAGGCAGTAGAGAGCCTGAACCTCGCCCCGGTCATTCCGAAGCGTGTAAACGAACGCGTTGCCATCGGTCAGAAGGCTGATGATCACCCGGAACCAGAAGTCATACGCTGTCTGAAACGGGTTCGGCTGAGTGACCCAGCGCGGCGAACGGTCGAAGGGTTCACGGCGGCCGTTAATCGTCGTGATGTGGTCTACCGGCAGGGACGCCACGGCGTCAGCAATGAGTGACTGGCAGGCGTAGACCGCCACCATGTTGGTTGCGTTCCAACGCCCGACCTTCCGGCCGGAAGCCGTGCGAATGCCTGTGCCTTCGATGTCCCGTTCCCAATCGGCCGCACGGCCGGAGACGGAAGTCCGAAGTTCAGCGAAGCGTGTAAACAGGCTCACCGCTTGCCCCCGTCCGTGGCGTAGCCGACCAGCCCCAGGCACACAGCAACGGCAAGATGACCGAGGGGGCGCGCAACGTCGTAAGCGGCCAGCACGCCGAAGGCGAGTGAGCCGAGCTGAAAGACGTTAGGGACGAAGGCAGACGCGACGGACCGGAGGAAGCGGCCCAGGTTGGGCCGATCCATTGAAACCCCTAGTCGTCGTCTTCATCGTTGAAGTAATCCGGCTTCCTGCCGGAAGGAGGAGTGAGCAAAGCCTGAAGTTCGGCTTCTGTGTATTGCTCGTTGAAGTTCACGAACGTGACGTGAACCTCTTCGTCCGCCGGAAGAGCAGTCAGGAAGAAGGCATTAGCGAGAGCCGCTATGCCGTCGATCTTCTCGCCGGACTTCGCCTTAGAAGGCTTCACAAGTCCGTCGCCGGTCACGTCCAGCTCGACGTTATCGGCCATCCAACGAAGCACCGGGTGCCCGCCGTGGTGCAATTCACGGGCCGCTAGCGCGCTCTCAATCGCCTTCGACGGATCGTTAAGCCGGGCGGCAGACTGAGGCACCTTCACGGCCGTGAGGCCGTGTTCTTCAAGCTCGCTGACAAGCTGAGTCGCGTTCCACGGGTCGTAGCCGAAGAACCGGATACGGAAGTCTTCGGCGTCCTCGGCTATGCGCCGGAAGATCGCCTTGAAGTCCGTAGTCGGACCCTCGGTCACAGTGAGGAAGCCTTCACGCTCCCAAACCTCGAAGTGGCTCTTCATGTTGGAGCGCTTGTCGACAGCCGGCCTAGGTGCCCAGAAGTGCGGTAGCACTGTCCAGCCGTCGCCGTCCGGATCAGTCGGAGTGCCGGGGAAGAGCAGAACCCACGCGTTGAAGTCGCCGGTAGCTGCCAGGTCGATACCCGCATAGCAGGGACGGCCCTTCAGGCTGTCCCGGTCGAACTTCCGTGAGCCGTTCTCGTCCCACAAGTGCATGTCGAGCCATCGGTTCGCCTGAGAAACCCACTGGTTCAGACGGAACACGCGAAAGCTGTTCTGTGCAGTCGGCTTCTCGGCCGCCTCCATCGCCTCAGCGCGAAGGTTGTTGATATTCAGGAACGAACCCAGGGCAGGGTTCGCCAGATACCAACCGGTTCCCTTCGGGTTCTTCTCCGAGGGAGGTTCGCCTTCGTCTTTCCAGTCCCAGTCATCGGGCACATTCCGCGCGAACACGAAACGGGCCGGATCTATGTTCTGTTCCTCCCGGACACGAAGCGAATGTTCGTGCTCTTCGAGAGCAAAAGCCGCCGTGCGGTAGGCCGCGGTCGTTGCGGCAATCATGATCGGCTGACGACGCGTACCGAAACCCTGTCGCATCGCGTCCCACAGATGCCGATCCCGCTGTGTCAGAACCTCATCGAAGAGAACCATGCTCGGGTTCGTTCCGAGAGCGCCCGCAGCGTCGCCGGGCAAGACCTGATAGAAGCTGTTCGTCTTCCGGTCGATGATCCGCTTCTTCGAGTCGATGATTTCGAGTCGCTTCGAGAGGATCGGCGAAAGCTCGACCATGCGCTTTGCCGTGTTGTAGACCAAGCCGGCCTGATCACGGTCAGCAGCGACCGAGTAGACCTCTGCGGATTCCTCGCCGTCGCCCACCAGGCCGAGCAGCGCGAAAGCGCTCAGAAGCTCGGACTTGCCGTTCTTGCGTGCCATTTCGAGCCACGCAATACGGTACTGACGAACGTATTCGCCGTACTGGTCATCCCAGAAGACCGTTCCGAAGAGCGGCCGAACGATCTCTTCACGCTGCCACGGATCGAGAAGGAAGGGCGCGCCCGCATGGCGGCCCTTCGTGTGCACGATCAGCTTTTCAATGAAGTCGATAGCGTGCGTAGCGCGCTTCTCGTCATGAAAGAAGAAACCCGATCGAGGATCGACCGGCCCGAAGGGAGAGCGGATAATGTCGCTCACGCTCGCCCCCCGTCGTCTCGGTCTTTACACAAACCAAAGACCGGTTAGGACCGGAGATCACTCACACACGGTTTCCCTTAGACGCGTTGCACCCAAGGTGCGCGGCCTGGCAGTTCTCGAAGACGTGCCCCGGAGTACCGGGGCCGTGAGAAAGCGGAACCCTGTGATCTATCGAAGCGCTGAGAGGCTTCGGGAAACGGGCCGCCCGGTCAATGGGCTGCCCGCAAAGCTGACACACCCAACCGTCACGGTTGAAGACTCGGGAACGGCTCACCTTCGAGTACGGAACCCCCCAGGTTTCGCACCGAAGCTTTATCGCGTACTCACGACGCGACAGCCAACCATCCCCACGCCGCTTACGGCGCTTCCGGGGAGCACTCACGCGCCCGGGTCAATCAGCGTTTCGCTGTTGCTGGTCGTGGTCGAGTCCGTGTATTGAGCGCCCATGCCCAGGCCGCTAAGCGACCCGCCATACATGGCCAACCAGAAGTCACCGAAGGCGGTAACGACTGCCTTCAACTTCTCGTCCAGCTCCGGAGTGCGCTCGACTCCCTGACGGAACTGAAACTGCCCCTGCAAGCTGTTGCCCAGGCTGAGGTAATAGTTCCTCGCGCTGTACGTGTAGCTGTCCACGTGAACCCCCGTGATGGAATCTGCTTATGGTGCGCACTGCCGGACTCGAACCGACAACGCCCCCGGGGAAGGGGGAGTTTTACCGTTTAAACTAAGTGCGCGTTCCCTCCGTCCCCTGATCAGGGGGAGTTTCGGAAACAAGGGTGCGACCCTTTGCACGGGTGGGAGGAATCGAACCTCCGACGCGCGGTTTTGGAGACCGCCGCTCTTCCCCTGAGCTACACCCATAGAGCGGAACCGGCCGAACGACCGACCCCGCAAGACAAAACCGGGGGAGCGCACGCGGACGCGAACCGCCCTTCGCAATCAACACGTGCGCTCAACCCCGGAAGACCCCTGAGACGGGGCCAGAAGGCCCCTGTCAGCTCAGAAGGGAGAGAATCTGAGCATCGGGGCCGCCCTCGGGTTCCGAGGGCACAGACAGCCGCGTACGGTCCGAGGGAGACAGGCCGAAGCGGGCACCAAACTTGATCATGAGATCCGCAGCGTCTCGCATGACCTGAGCCGCCGGGTTTTTCACCATCCCGCCGTCTCGACCGGCCACAAGAGGCCCGTACTCGCGCATGGCGGCCCGAGCACTGTCGAAGGTGGCCCAGGCTTCGACGTAGGCGACCAGATAGGCCCGGTCAACCTTGGTGATCAGGCCCAGGCGGTCAAGCTCCGGCACGACACGGCCCCATTCGGCCAGTGCCTCACCCGAGAGATCAGCAGGCGGCTTCGGCGCACCCCTGGCCGGCTCAGGCTCGACCCCAGAGACCTTCTTCTTCCCAGGGTTGCCCTTCAGCTCGACCAGCTTTGAAGGTGTGGGCGGTGGACCAGGCATAGCGGACCTCTCTCGGCTCTAATTCCCCTTCCTGGGAAACGGTTCTGCAATTGGCGCGTGTGAATCCGCGCTGATCAACGCTCCGGCCGGTCTGATCCGGCCGCATCCGTGACTATCCGTTTTCCCACGAGTTCGGACGAACCTCCGCGCGTGTCATCCGAGGGAAGGGCGCGGGTCCGGAGAAGCGACCCAGAAAGTTTCAGATCCCCCCTATGGGAGAGATGTCCGATTTACCCGAGATGGCTAACAGATTTGTGCTTGATCCATTGGGAAGCTTCGAACAACTCGGCAGGGTGACCGGCTCATGGGATCGCCGGAACGGGCAGGCTAGTAGCGCCTGCCCTTTCTCAGATCGTTCTCTCTTCGGGTATTGCATGACCGGCAGAGAACGCGAACGTTGTCGAGTGTGTTGCTTCCGCCTTCTTTGAGCGGGCGGATGTGGTCTCCGGTCAAGTCATTGACCGAACCACAGAAGGAGCAGTAAGGCTGAAGCCTGATGGCTTCGGCCCTGATCTTCTGCCATTGGTAGTCATAGCCTCTGGCAGTGGCACCCTTACTCGGGTGCCTTCTGTTCCTGCTATCTCTGTTAACACAGAGAGGACACTGCACCCCGAGAGGGTGCAGCTTCTTATGTCTTGAGCACATCAGATATGGCATAGCAGGGGTCCACCCTTCAAGGGGTGCACCCCGTAGAGGGGCCACCCTTCGGGGGTGGCCTTCACTCTCTATAGAACTGTTAGAAGGCCCAGGCCGTAAGAGCCTGGGCCGTTGAAGTTTCCTTCTCTATGGACACCCCGAGAGGGGTGTCCTTCTACAGCTCGCAAGCAACTGTCGTTGCTGACTCGCTGTCTCTGCGGCCCTACAGGGCCGCTTGTAACCCCCGATCCCCCCCGGTCTCGCTCGCTGCGCTCACTCAACCGGACCCCCTTACCCCCTACAGCGTAGGTAGACCTGTTGCCCTGGCCGTTGCCTCACGGCACGGCCCCTGAGCTGGGGAGTCTTGCAACCGCCAGGGCGGCGAAGCTAGCTTTTGGAATGTCAGCAGGGACGGCCCAGGAAGGGCCGCTTACCGCCCAGGAGAAGCCTCAGATGTTCCTTCCGCCGAAGCTCGTTGCCAGTACGAATCGCTACGTCGAGAACGGCCCCGAAGGCCGTTCTCCGTCCTTCAAGCACGACTTCCCGGGACGCATCGAATACGCCGGGGGAATCCTCCGCTACTCGACCACTTCGCCCACGGTCAAGGGCCAGGCCGGCGGAGTGAAGCGCGCTGCGGCCGTGGCCGCGCTGAAGGCAATTGCGAAGGCCGGAAACTAGCATTGGGAAAGGCCCGATAGTGACTCTGGTCAAGGCCCTGGAAATGATCCGGCCCTTCGAGGGCCTGCCCTACTACGAAACCGCCGTAGCTCAATTGCACGTGGCTTCCTGCCACGGAAAGCGGGAACTGCACCGGGCCGCCTACCGCATCCGTGACGCTTTCGCCGTCTACCACTACGCCGTGAACTACGGGAAGGCCGATTCTCTGTGAGTGGCTATCTCGACCTTTCATCGCTCCCTTCCGGTGAGCGAGAGCGCATCCTCTTTGACCTCTTCAGCGAAAGGCCCGCCATGCCTGAGACCCCCCGCGACTTCTCGACCGTCACTGACGCCGAGCTGGTCGACGCCCTTCGCATGGTCGTGGCCGAGCGGCCCGACTACGTTTACACGGTCCCGGATCACATGGCCTGTGGTGACTCCTGCTTCTACGTGCACTACGCGCCGGATGGTGACGAGATGACCCCCGGGTGCATGGTCGCGGTGGCCCTGGATCGCCTCGGGGTGCCGCTCGAAGACCTCTCCGAGCGTGAGTGCGTTCCGGCTGACACGGTGCTTCTCCGGTACTTCCCCCAGGCGTCCCCGAAGACCGCCCTTCTCTTCAAGTGGGCACAGCGTCGACAGGACGAAGGGAAGACCTGGGCCGACTCGCTGATATACGCCGAGAACCACTGTGAGTGAGGCTGTAGCGGTTCTACCGAGTGAGGACATGGCCAGGGTTGCCTATAACGCCCTGGCCTTCCTCCCGGCCCGCGCACTGGTGAAGACCGCGCGACTTGAGATCAGTTCAGCCGGCCTACGGATGACCGGAACGGACGGCTACGCCATAGGCCAGGACACGGCCCCCGTGGAGAGCTACGAAGGCCCCTCTGAGGGCCTGATAGTCCACCTGAGCCGTGAGGCCCTGGGGGACCTCGACGGCGGCGGCAGGAAGGACAGGAAGGGGTCGGGACGGCTCGAAGTGCGGCCCGGTGACGGGGTGATCTTCCGCCCGGAGAACAACGACGTTCCTACGGCCGCCCAGGACGCTTCGGCCCAGGCTGACGCGTCGCTCTGGCCCATGGTCGATGACCTGTTTACACGCCTCGAACGACGTACGCCCACACTGCCCGAGCTGATCGCCTTCGACCCCGCCCTACTCGCCCGGTTCTCGAAGGTGAAGGCCCCGAAGAGCAAGCTCGGGGACGTTGCCCTTGACCGGTGTCTGGACATGGCTATCTACGACTCGAAGGAACCGATCCTCGTCAAGATCGGCCCCACGTTCCGCGGAGTCATCATGCCGATTGACAGAGACGTTCACGCCGAGAACGTCGGACAGGACGGTCTTTGGTGAGACTCCGGAACTGGTGGAAAAGGCGGCAGGAAGAGCGCCGTTGGCTTCGTGAATGGCGGAGATAGCAGAGAACCCCCGTGCCCTGATGGGCCGGGGGTTCCTTGCGTTGCGGCTACGGCTCTTCGATGTCTAGATCTTCGATCGGCACTACAGCGTGAGCGCTACGGCCGCCACGCTTCTTCGGCTTCACGCCCTGGCCCACCTCGAAGACCTTCAGGACGGGTGCCCGGTCGTTCTCGCACAGATCGACGGTCCGGGCTTCGCCCCCGATGGTGATGGACACCTCTTCGACTCCCTCGGTCGTGCCGCACACGTCACACCGGGAGATGACTTCCTTAGCCACGGCTCGCCCTTCTGTCGCTCAGGTCAACCAGCTTACCGGGTTCAAGATCCGCGGTGAGGAACGGACGCCCCTTCATGATCCTGTGGAACTGCTGCCGTTCGAGGTTCAAGCCGAGATAGCGTTCCGTAGTCTGCACGCTCTTGTGATTCAGGGCCGCTTGAACGATGCGAAGGGCCGCATCGTGGCCCATCTCGACACAATCGTCATACAGGATGCGAGCGAACGACCGGCGCACGGTGTGCCATCCGTCGCCCTCTTCAAGCTCGATACCGGCCCGCTCAGCGATCGGGGCCAGGATCAGCCTGGGCTGTTGAATGGGCGAGGAAGGGTTGTACCGGCCCGCCGGAGTCATCCCCCCGCCGGTAGCGAAGACACGGCCGTGATAGGTCGGGAAGAGGTAGTGAGTGCGTGTCAGCGGTCCCACCTGGGCCGCGTACGCCACCTGCCAGGCCCGAAGCTGCGCTTCGAGGTCTGACGCAAGCGGGTACGTCACTTCCTCATGCGTCTTCGGAAGGGTCACGTACAGCTCGCCCTTAGCGAAGCTCACGTCACGGACGCGCATCCCGAGAGCTTCCGAGATGCGTACTCCGGTGCACGCGACGAAGCACACAAGCGCCGAGTCTCGCGGGTCCTGAGCTTCAGCGAGAAGCTGCCTCAGCTCGCCACGGGTCATCCGGTAGCGGTTGCGGTTCGTCCGGGTGCTCTTGTCCGTGATGCCGTCGAGAAGCGCGTCAGCGCTGAGAGCGTTCCAGCCGCGCCGGTGGCAGAAGGCGAGGAACTGCTTCATCTCGTTCCGGTACTTCCCGAGCGTCTGACGCTGGCAGGAGTCGGACAGTCCCCCTTCGCCATAGAAGAAGTCTTCGAGATGGTGCGGCTTCAGGCTGCCCGTCTTGCAGTCGCTCACGTGCCGCTCGAAGCGCCGTAGAAGGCTCACGTAGCCGTACCGGACCCCTCGGGAGTCCGAGCGGCCGGCCCGCTGTCGGATGAACTCAGCGGCGGCCATGCTGACATTTGGAGTGATGATCCTGGGCATGCTCAGCTCTCCGTTCGCACAGGGAACCTTCGC